CGCGTCAGAACAGAGCAAGCAAGCAAGCAAGCGTCAATCGTTGTCTTGCAGGGTTCGATTCCTTGCCGCGTATCCCAACCAGGGCCACACAGCCCGATTTATGGAGGTAGATGATATGCAACCGATCATAATTTATGAGGGGCCAAGCAATTACGACGGCAACCCGATTGTTGTGACCGCATGTTTATCGGGCAACAGCGCAACAGGGCGCACGCTCGATTTGACCGTGGCTCCGCTCAACGTTGTTGAAGCCGTGCGAGCGGTCGAGGGCAAAGGATTCGCAAGGGGCAAAGCCTACACGCAAGCCCTGAAAGAGTCTATCAAGAGTGTCTGTCACGGTTCGTGCGGTCATTACAAATTCGTCGACGGCGAATTGGTGTTGACATGCTACGTCCAGGGCAACGTTCGGGTTGCAGGACAACCAGCCAAGCAACTAGCTGAGGCCGTCAGGCCACCGAATTTTCGGGAAGCCTGGAAATCGCTTTGCAAGATGGCGAAATTGTCAGGCTTCAGCATGGTCAGGCTCTGCGTAGCAGGATCAAGCGGAGCGATTCCCAAGGACACAATTGAATGGATCATGGGAGACGCGGAGAAAGAGGGACTTGGGCGACTTGCATACGTCGAGAATCATCGCTCGAAGGGTGCACAGCATCTGAAGGGCACACATATGGCAAGTGTCCAAACGATGGAACAAGCCAAAATTGCACTCAAAAACGGCTGGGGAGTCTTCTTCTCCATGCCTGTCTACGAGTTTGAGGGCGGATTCAAGATGCCCAAGGGCGCGGAATTCTGCGGAAAATCAGCGGAAGCAAAGGAAGTGCACGGGCTACCGATTACGTGTGATTCGTGTGGACTTTGTGACGGCACAAATTTTGTCATCGTGCCATCACACTCTTCTGGAGATGGTGCACGCAAACGTAGCAAGCGCATGCAGGGCGTCGAAATTCGTAGCTCTACTGGTCAATTGGTCGGTAGATTTCCGGTGCTGGCATAGAGCCGCACAAGGGGGGGCGCACCTAACGCGCAGGGAGCAGAATTATGAGCAAATGGGCAGCCATAGCGGCCGGCGCGGCACGCATCATCGAGTCGCAAACCCTAGACGCAGAAACAGGGCTCAGGTGCATCATCGCACCTTGTGCTGACTACCAAGAGCTTAAGCGCCTGCCATCTGCGGTCATCTTTGAAGGGAGGCTTTACGGCAGGACAGGATGGAATTCTGACAGGCACGTTGCGTACTACAGAACCGATGCACCAGTTGCCATGGCATGCGCCGACTAAGGCAGACCATCATAACGTTTTCACAGAAAACCACCAAAACTGTTGACAGGACCAACCACTTCTGGCACTGTCAGACACACACAAGAGGAGAGTTAAGATGAGCAAGCTTCAGGATGAATATCAAATCTACCTAGACTGCGCCGATGACGGTGACGGCAACGATATCACCACAGGCGAGCCGCTCAAAACTTTTGATGAGTGGCTGAATTCATAACAACACACAAGAGGAGATAGAGATGAAATTCAGCAAGCGAAAAATCAAACAAATCATGAAATGGCATATGTTCAACTACGGCGGAATTCGGGGCGAAGTCCATGAAGATGAACGCGCCAGATGGTATCTAGACGCGCTCGATACAGACTACCCTGAAGCCCGTGAATTTTGGATGGAAAATTACCCTTCAGATGATTATGACCAACAAGCCCTGCCAGAAGGCGAGGTGTGGGAGCTTTGCGAGAAATACTACTACGAGGCCTTTCGGCGAGTCGGTAACGCCTTGAATCTAAACTGGTAACCAGCGCACAAGAGGAGGCACAGGATGAGCACAATCAAATGGGGCCGGACTACCGACAGTCTGCCCACTTACTATGGGTCTGGAGCAAGCTTTTGCAGGCCGTTTGTCATACGTCGAGTCGGGCGACGATGGTACCTGTCGCAAGGCAGTCAATGGGGCGCCACACCCCGAAAGTGGGAGCCCGTAGGGGAGCCCTACAAGCGCCTTGCAGACGCGAAGCTTGCTGCCGAAAGCATCGCGGCTCGTTGACGCACAAGAGAAGATGCATACAGAGCAAGCCCTGTCACCCGTCGAAAGGTGGCAGGGCACCAACCAAGGGCAAGCGTGGCCCTGAACACGCACGGAGGCAGACATGAGAACAGCAACACAAAGACGGCCAAGACGGCCAAGACGGCCAAGACGGGACAGGACAGAGCGCCTTACCAACAAGCGAATGAACGACGCAGTGTACGCAGAGCGGCGCAAGGTGATGCACCACGTCTACGAGGCGCGAGGCCTGCTACGCTCTGTCGGCATCGACATGCCACGAGTGCAGATTCGCATCTGCGAGCGGGACCCGCACATCCTCGGCGTTGCGCGTCTAGGTGGAGACCTCGCTATCTGGATTTCAGAAAGCGTCATCAACATGGGCGAGCGGCATCTCAGGCACACGGTTTTTCACGAGCTTGCGCACACACTGTTCCAAGCTCCGCACAAGAGAGGGTGTCCGCTGATGCGGCCTATCCATCCTAGAAAGCCTGACCTGGAACAAGGCGAGCGAGTTTTCCTAGAACTGGCGAAAGCCTACCATTCATAACAACACACAAGAGGAGATAGAGATCCAAGGGGGCCGCGCATCCTACACGCGGGAGGAGAGGCAAAATGAAGTGCAAAACCAAGCTCACGGTCAGCGCAGAGATCGAAGAAGGAGAGTTGATTCGTCACTTGGAGTGCGTGATCGACGAGGATTCGCCACCGTCCATCAGCTTCGACGAATGGGCAAAGCAGCAGTGCTTTGAGTCCATGCTCGAAGAGATGCTTGATGAAATAGGCTGCTTTCACATATGCGAGGGACGCATACACCCCGAATCGTGGGGGGAAGTCATTGCCAGCAAATACCGCGACGACTGCTGCTAAGCGGCAGCAAGGAGAATTGATATGATTAGCATCGAAAAAGCCATTGTACTCATGACCTTAGCCGTCACCGCATTCATGGTGACAATGGGCCAGATTCAAGAGTGCGAGCCCAAGCCCAAACCCTACTGTACCGTGGAGCAAGTGCTCGGAAATATTAACGATTGCGGGTCCGACGACGACCTGAGCGATTTCTTTGGAGGTGAGTGATGACAGACGCAAAATACCCTGTAAATGTGGCCCGTATTGACGGCCACTGGGGATGTGACGGGCACGCGAAAGACCCCGGTGAGGCTGTTGAGTGTTTTCTAAGCATCTTTGGGGCCGACTGCGCACCCCCTGACTTTCGCAAACACGGCATCAGAGCAACGCTCGTTGACCTCGACTTGCTGGACGGCGAACTAGACACGCAAACGCTTTCCAGGAGCCGAATTGAAGAGGCCTATGGCGACGAGATTGATAACTTGGGGGCGCGCCTTTACAGGGGCTCCGGTCGATGGCACTTGTTTGTCGAGTGTTGGGAAGTCGGCCTTTTCGATATGGATTAGGGAGGTGAGTGATGAGTGACAGAGAAATGAGAGAGGCGCTTGCCGCGCTTATCAAGCTATGGGAAGAAGGTGGCCAAAAGCTATGCGAAAGAGCGTTGAGGCTTGCCGCCGTTATGGCTGACCAACACAGCGATTCCACAGAATCATGAAGAAACTGTTGGCACATTTAACTGCTTCTGGCACTGTCAGGGGCACACAAGGAGGTAAGTATGAATGAAATCTATCTAAACACGCGGACGTGTGACTACTTTGACGTTCCCTACCGAGGCAGCAAGCGCTGGTGGTGTAGCGGCGACGCTCTTCTGCGGTCGCGCCCCGATTGGGACTCGGCGCACACTGAGTTTCTGAAAACCAATGCATCGAAGACCATTCTGCTGCAAAGGACCGAGGCTGAGCAGGGCCCCGGCTGGTACAGCGTCAAACAAATTATTGGATGAGCGGCACCGCTGCGAGGAGAAAGCCATGAAACAGATTGCAGCCAGTGTACGTTTGTTGGACGGACCAAAAGGAGCGTGGTCAGGGTACTACCGACGCTCAAAAAGGGCAGAACGCCGTTACCAAGCTAAATTGGAACGGGCTGCGCGTAAAAAACAATTCAAAGCTAGGAGAAAGCCCAGTGAAGGAGGGAGTGGTGAACAAGAACAATATTGAGCCCTTTCGGCGCAAAGGAGATGAGCGATGAGTGGAGCTACGTATAATCAACTCTGCGGCAATGTGGACCTTAGACTAGGCCCTTTTGAAAGGCGATTGGTTGGCAGTGTGCTGGCCTGCATTGAGGGATACGTCGCAAAAACCGAGTGCAAAAGCGGAGAGTACGGTGTTGGCGCTGGAAAGGTTGAGTATCCGCTGACTTACACGCAAATTCCAGCCATTCTGGAGGCTATCGCGGCTCTTGAGGCCGACATTCCCAACAGGATTGCGCTGGCGCAGGAATACGGTGAGCTAAATCCCATGTTCGCCAGCGTGGCGAAAGACATGACGGATCGCTGGGAGTACATCAACTCACTCATACCAAAAGCCAGGGAGCTTATGAGGCGCTGCGCCAAAGCTCTTAGCACCATGCGTGCGATCCAAGACCAAGCAGAGGAGCAGTTGGACGCTTTTATGGAGCAAGATCTTAGTATTTGCGCAACGCATGACCTCCGGCTTGAAGCCGGTGAAGGAGGAGAGCAGTGATTACCGAAAGACTGGTGCAACACGCCATTATGGAGGCCACAAGTGAAAATGAAAGACTTTGATTTTAATATGACACCCATGACTCAGGAAGAAATCGCGCAAGCCCGCGAGCTAAGGGACAGGCGCGGCAACTGGGACACAGAGGATGTTCTCAAAGCCCTGACAATAGTCAGCGCCATGATGCGACGACAGGAGGAAGCCCTTTGCCAGATTGATATGGCACACGCTGAGGGGGTGCACTGATGACTGAAAGAAGCAAGAAAGACATGCTCGCTTCATATGAAGTCGAGCGCGAGATGTTAATCCAAGTGTGGCGACAGCTTACAAAGTGTGAGCGCGACTACGTTGGATACTTGACCCAGAAATGCATTCGCATTCGCAAGGAGATTAAAGATGAGCAATCACAATGAGTTACGGAAGTGCCTGAAGGACTTGACCGACACGCACAAAGAGACAATCAACCTTTTGCAGGAGGCCGTGGACGCCGAAAGGCAGGCTTATAAAGCCCTGACAGGGCACAAGCTGAAGATTGCCAAGATGCTCAAGCACTACCGGCAGTCTTACGACTTGACTCTCGACCAGCTAGCCGAGCGCAGCAGCTTTAGCCGGACTTACATTCACTACGTTGAGAGTGGCAGGCGGTGGGCACCTGACGTCATCGCGGACGTGCTGCGAGTCTTCAGCGCTATCGACCGCGAGGAGGCTGAAGATGTTCGGAGCCCTGCCTAAGTCGATTGTGCTCGACCCCAAGGTAACTCCGCTTGAGAAGACGGTGCTACTAGCCCTTGCTGTTCATGCCGACAAGCAGGGCCGGTGCTACCCGTCGCAAAGAGCCTTGTCGGAGCGCCTCGGTGTTAGTCGCAAGTCCGTCACACGGGCTATTGGATCACTGCGCCACAAGCAATTGTTGCTGGTGGAGGAGCGCAGGAGGGAGGGTGACAATGGCAGGACATCATCTCTATATACCCTGAACTTCAAGAGATTTGACGATTTGTCCCAGGGTAGGGACATATTGTCCCAGGGTGGAGTCGAGAAGTCCCAGGGGCAGGGACATATTGTCCCACCCCATAGGACACCAGTGTCCCAACAAGAACAAAACCAATTAACCAAAACCAAAGAACATAAATTTAAACCCATCGTAGACAGCTACAAAAAGCATCTTCCGCAGATGAGCCAGCCAAGAGCCTCGAGCCTGAAAGGAACGCTAGGTCGAAAGCTCGCCCGCAGATGGAAGGAGCAGCCTGACGCTGACTGGTGGGACAAGCTGTTCAAGTGCGTAGCACAGGACGAGTGGTATTCAGGGCAAGGCTCATGGAGCGGAGCAACTTTGCGCTGGCTTGCCGAGCCAAAGAACCTCGAGAAGGCTGAGGAGCGATTTCACAAGCAGCTTGCTGGCAAGAGCCAAGCTCCCGCTCAACAGGCGCTACCATCTGACCCGTATGAGGCGGCAATCGAACGCGAGCGTCGTCGCAACCCGCACCTCGAGGGAAGCGCAGAGTGGGAAATGTTCATTGAAGACACCAAACGAAAGTACAGGAGGTAGGAGATGCTTTTCAACGAGACGGCAGAGCTTGCGATATGCATGGCTGCGAGCGGTATGTGGCACAAGGAGGGCCCTGCGGCGGTGCAGCATGTAGATCCAATGGACTTGGTGGACAAGACTCGCCAAGACATTCTCAGAAGCTCACAAGAGATTTGGAAACAGTGTGGCGTCGTCGACGAGACAGCGATCAAAGGCAGTCTCACGCGAAAGGGATACGACGTTGAGAGTGCGCTTTTTGAAATCAATCATGGCATTGGCTATCACCAGCCAGAGACTTTGCCAGGCATGATAGACACGGTGCGCAAGCTCGCCAGAATTCGTCGAGCAGTAAGGCACTCGATGGCGGCGCAGGCAGCGATTGACGCCGAGGATATGGATGCTGCCGAGGAGAGCTTTGGCAAGATTGCAAGGACGATGGTCGAGGGGCGACAGCGCCGTGACGCCAAGAGGCTCTCGGCAATTGCAAAGGATTTGATTGACCAGATTCATTCCCCAGCAACAGACAGAGGCACAGGCATGAGCACTGGCCTTTATGCTTGGGACAGAGGCTCGCTTGGCCTGCTTGGCTTGCATCGCACACATCTGACGGTGCTTGCGGCTCGACCGGCGATGGGCAAGACGGCCCTGGCCCTCAACATCGCTTGGAACGTCGCTGCTCATGGGACTCCCGTGTTGTTCAGTTGTGGGGAAATGAGCGCAGTTGAGCTTGGTGAGAGGCTGCTCTCGCACATCTCGCAAGTCGATTACTCGCGCATCCGTACCGGCAGGCTGGACGCCGATGCTCACGCTCGACTGGCTGACGCCACAAGAGCCATGGCTGACGCCCCTTTGCACATTTGGGACGCCGGTCGCGTGACAGCGCCCGACCTTCTGGCCCAGACAAGGCTGGTTTCAGCGCAAGAGGGCAAGCCTGTTGGCCTGCTCGTTGTTGACTACCTCCAGCGCATGGGGTGCGAACAGCGATATCGCGAGCCTAGACACCGAGTGGCTCACAACGCCGAGGCCCTAAAGAGCATGGCTCAGGACGAGAATATGTGTGTTCTGGCCCTGGCGCAGCTTAACCGAGGGCTCGAGTCTCGCACCGACAGGCGGCCCCTCATGGCTGACCTGCGCGAGGCTGGTGAGATTGAGCAGGAAGCCAACGAGGTCATCGCCTTGTACCGGCATCATGTTTATTTTGAGGACGCTCCTCCGCATGCGGCAGAACTGATTGTTCGCAAGGCGAGGGGCGCACGCACCGGCAGGATGGACCTGCGGTGGGATGGGAGCACAATGACATTTGGAGACGCATAATGAGAGCAGATATCGCATGGGAGCACGAGATTGCTCGACTTAGAGACCTACGAAAAGCTCAAGGGCTCACGCAAATGGGACTAGCAGAGCTTCTTGAATGCTCGCAGGCTGGTCTTCACGAGTGGGAGGTCGGCAAGAGACAGCCGCGCATCACAACATGGCTGCGATGGAGGGAGGCCTTGGGCCTTCAAGTCCCGTGGGACACCAGCAACACAGACCAGCGACAGCGCTGGCGTAAATCTATGTCTACTTGACATGCATACCTGTCTATGCTAGAAACCCGGCAGGAACTCTATTCACACAGGAGGAACCCGTGAATAACTTGAAAGAAATGCTGGCGAGCGTGCCGATGCGGCCAGCTAACGACCGGCCTAATTACCTGGGAGCAAGCGAAGCTCCTGCAATCCTTGGCCTTTCGCCCTGGGCAAAGCCCTTTGACATCTGGGCAAGGAAGACTGGTGCAGCAGAGTCCGACTTCAGCAGCGCAGCCACAAGACGCGGCCATCATCTTGAGGGCGCTGTTCTGGACTGGGGGGCAGAGCAGGCATGCCTTGACGAGCATGTTCGCGGAGGCGACTTTAACAGTCTTCCCGTCCAAGGCCCGAGATCGTTCGCGGCTTTTCACCCTGATGGTTGGGGATGGAGTGACAATAAGTGTCACTTGATTGAGGTTAAAACAACCCGCTCTGCCGATGGCTGGGAGGACGACGGGGTGCCTGCCGTGTACGCGGCTCAAGTCAGATATCAGCTTGCTTGTTGCCCCGATTTTGTTGCCGGAGCGTACATCTTCTGTTTTTCAAGCTTTGCTGACGAAGTTTTTGTCAGATACGTCCATCGAGACGAGAAGCAAGAGGCTCGCATTCTGGATATCTGCGATGATTGGTGGAGCCACCACATCGAGGCCAAGTCACCGCCTCCTTTGGATGGTAGCGACAGTGCTGAGAAATGGCTGCGCCACATATACCCAAAGCAGCGCCGTCTGCTTGAGGATGCTGGCGAGGAGGAGGCTGCTATTGTAGGCGAGCTTGCTGAGGTCCGCGCCATCCTGAAGACGGCCAAGTCTAGGGAGAAGCTCTTGTCTCAGCAGCTTAAAAACTGCATTGGAGAGCGAGAGGGAGTCTTTGTCGAGTCTATTGGCAAGGTTACCTGGAAGTGGCAGCAGGGCCGCGAGTCGTTCGATTCAAAGCGGTTCAAACAAGACCATCCAGAACTCGCCGTGAAGTACATGAAGCGAGGCTCTGATATCCGCGTTTTGCGCATGCCGAGAGGTGTATAATGGCTAAGCGAGCACGATGTATTTGGACGCTAGACAGCGACTACAAAGGTAAAAACGGAGGCATTCGACGTGTCGTTAGTCAGTCAGGAAGCAAGGTCACTGTTATGGTAATCGACCCTGGCTGTGACACGCGCCTGAACAAAGGCGACATGCTCACCATCAACCACTTGTCCATGAAGCGATGGACGCACAATGACTGCAAGGTCATCAACACACAGGAGGCCCACAATGGGTAATTTAGCAACCAGTCAGCAGGTCCGTCACTGGATTGACAGCCCACATATGAAAGAGAAGATCAGCAGCGCCTTAGGCGGCTACATGTCGGGCGATATGTTCGTCGCGCAAGTGGCTCTCGCCGTGCAGGAGCCATCGGTCGCGAAGTGCAGCCCGACCAGCGTCTTTAACGCAATGCTCGAGGTCGCCACAATGGGCTTGCTGCCTGGTAAGCAGCATAGCCACGTTGCTCTTATCCCTCGCAAAGGAGCGTTGACAGTCATGCCTCAGTGGCAAGGCTTGAAGCACCTGATGGAGCGGCAGCAGCATGTTCGTAGCGTTCGAGCGCATTTGGTCCATGAAGTTGACGAGTTTGTCGTCGAGGAGGGGTGCGTCATCAAACACCAGTACGACCCCTTCGACGAGAGCCGTGTCTTTCAGCACTGGAGCAAGGGCGATTGCGGTCTTCGTGGCGGCTACGCTCGCATTGAGTACACTGACGGCACTGTCGAGTATCACTTCGTCACTTCAGCAAAGGTCAAGGCCAACGCTGACTGCGCTCAAACGCAGAGCAACTGGAAGAAGTGGTTTCCCGAGTACTGTCAGAAGACCGTCCTTCGCGACTGCTACGCTCGACGCGCTATTCGTCTTGACCCTGAGACAGAGGGCCGTCTTGGTGTCGCGGTGAGGGCCATCGACGAGGCTGAGCAGAATGACGCCGACCGTGGCGGCTACGCTGTCAAGCCAGGAGAGCGCAAGCTGCCCAAGGGGCAGGATACCCTGGCTGAAGTGCTCGCAGCCCGTCCTGAGCCGTCCTCGGACGATTCAGACGTATCTGCTGAGGAGGACAGTATCGACGTCGAAGTAGATCTGTTTGAATAAACAACGCGCAACTCCTGTATCTAAATATCTTCTATGCCCGGTGCGGCTCCGCACCTTCACATATCCCACCTTTGAGCCAATAGCCCTCGTAGTCAGGAGGCGGGGGCTGCTCAAAAGGAGATAGAATGACGCTCATCGAAGAACTTTTAGGCCCGACAAGAAACCCTTTAGGCTTGCCGCTTTGGCTTGGGCTCGACCCCGGCACCACCAAGACCGGATGGTGTTTGTTCTGCCCAAAAACAGAGACCGTTATGGCGGGCGGACACTCCGACAACGAGATGATTCTAATGATGATTGGCATGCTCCGTGATGGAGATGAGGTCGTCATGGAAAGCTTCGCGGCGCAGGGCATGCCTCTTGGCGAAAGCAGTCTCGAAACAGTAAGGTGGGAGGGTCGGTTCATGCAGAAATGCGACAAGTACCTAAACCAGATAACCCGCCGAGATGTAAAGGTTCTTATTTGCAATAGCGCAAGAGCTAAGGACGCTAACATTCGCCAAGCTCTGGTTGATATGTTCGCATACGGCTACGGCAACCATGGCTACGGTACCAAGGCAGAGCCCTCTCCTCTTCGATGCCTGAAAGGTAGTGGCTCTCACGGCTTCAGCGCCCTTGCTGTTTGTGTGGCGCATTTAAGACGATAACTGGCGCGTTGCCAGACCCCCTCTCCCCTCTGCTTTTGTCGGCGGCTTTTAAAGGGGGGAGGGGTTTTTCTTTAATAACCAACACTTTCGTGTAGGCTGTCGCAAACTGGGAGGGCTTCTGTGACAGATTTAAAGACAATCCTTCACCAAACCAGCAGGAAAAGCAGCAGCCCTTTGTGGTTGCGCTGGAGAAACCAGGGCTGGAATAAGAATCGAATCAAGTCTGAGCTAGGCCACCTAACTTCATCCGAAATCAAGCGGCTTCGCAAGATGGCTAAGCAGGAGTGCCGCAACAACGGGGTACCCCTTCGCGGAAAGCCAAAAGGCGACGGGATAACGACAGCCGTCAATGACGGCACCGATAGGATTGAATCCTCGCAGTCAGGAAGCGTCTGGACCATCAATGGGATGGGGAGGATCTCCACTCTCGAGCAGTTGCTAGATCGAGCAGAGGTAGACACCAACAAGTGGCGGGTCGAATCGTGGAGAGCCAACGCTTACGAGGCGCAGCGAGCGGGAGGAGGCGTCGTCCAGCTTTGGCAGGTCAAGGCATCCCTTCGAGAAAATCCAGCATGGCTCTGGTCGCCCGTTCAGCCAAGAGCCGAATATGAAAAGGTTATTGTCGAAAAGCCAGAGGTCACTCTTGTGCTGCCCGACTCGCAAAATGGCTACTTGTGGAACTCAAACATGAGCACCCTTGACCCGCTGCATGACCGGCGCTGCTGGGACATTGCGGTGCAAGTTGCCGAAATGATTAAGCCCGACCGGATTGTTTTGCTGGGAGACATGGTCGATTTTGCCGAGGGCTCCAAGAGATGGCCAATCACAAACAACCTTCGGGCGACTACCCAACCAACCATTGAAGAACTGTATTGGTGGCTTCATCGATTGCGTGATAAGTGCCCGGAATCACATATAAAATACCTCGAAGGCAATCATGAAGACAGAATCGATAGAGCCCTTGTCGGTTCGGTGTCGGAACTTTCCGACCTTCGCCCAGCCGGAGACCCTGAGCCGCTGGTCACTTGGAGGCGTTTACTCGCTCTGGACTCCCTCGGTGTCGATTACGTGGGGCCATACGGTACGAATATCACGCTCGCGCCTGATTGTGAGGCGCATCACGGCACCGTGGTTGCTCAGGGCGGTGGAGCCACTGCCGCCAGAATTCTTAAAGGCGCTCATATTAGCCAGATATACGGGCACATTCACCGCAGAGAGTACGGGTGCAAGACTGTTTACGGACCATCTGGACGACGAACTATCTTTGCAGCAAGCCCCGGCACCTTCTCGCGAGTCGATGGGGTTGTCCCGGCGGTTAAGAAGCGCATTGACTGGCAGCAAGGTATCGCCATCCTTGTCAACGACGGCAACCGCACCTCGTGCCAGGTTATCCCTATTGACGAGGGGATTGCTTACATTTATGGAAAGCGAATTGTCGGCAAAGATCCCGGCCCAGACATTGCTAGGGACACGGGCTGGCCACAGCTAGCTTAGTAGCCCTTCTTCTTTTTGCCGGTGCCCTTTTTCTTTTTGGTAGTGCCGTACTTCATTGTTTGCTCCTTTTTTTCGCGCCTTCTACGCGGTTAACAATAGCTTCGGACCATACTTTGCCCGCCGAGCCGCCCCATAATAACCATGAGATTTTAGCCGCTCCAGTTGGGTCGCTTTTGTGTTTGTGCTTGTATGCGCTGTGGCGTGCGAAAAAAGATTTCATGCGCTTAACAGTGCTGTAACTAAGTCGCTGGCCACTGGCAATGGCGGCGGCTCTAGCCACCCCTGAGCCGATACCTTGCTTTCCGGCCTCTTGCGTAGACAATCCGCCTCGCTTGTGTTTTTTTCGGAGCCTCAACCCGGTTCGGGCTGCTGATTTCATTGCTGCTGTAGGCGCAAAGCCCTTGCTTGTGTCCATATATTCCTCGCAACAAGCTATAGTTTGTCTGTTTTACGGTTATGTTGAGGCTTTATATTGGTTTTTTTTGAAAATCGCAGCCAGTTTCCTACAGCCGACCCAAAGATCACCAAAAAAATTCCTAAAAAAATTAAGCATTTAGCAATCATGGCGATTTTATATTTTGTCGGTAGCGACTTCGACGTATTTGTCGGCTAAAATCTTTTTCTGATCACTATTGAGCGTCTCGAGAACAAAGGAAGGGACGCTGGCTGGGTCAACGTACTCTTTAAGCACATTATTGACGATGTCTTCATCAGAGGCTTTGACAGCCTTGGTTCCCCGCTTGTTTTGGAGCGGCGTCAAAAGGTTTGCAATCTTGAGCACGATCTCGAGAACCTTGTTGTCAACCTTGTTAGGCGTCCATTCGACAAGCGCACGCAAAAGCGGCTGGGCCATCATGATAAACGAAGCCACTGTTGCGGCGACCATAACTGCCGGGTTGGCTTTAAACATATCAATGACAAACGCCACCATTTTAAGGGCTAACTCTTCCATAACTTACTCCCACCAAACGGGACGGCACCAGACCGTCTTGGTTTTTCTTCTAAAAAATGCAAGGGACCGCAGCTTAATGGCGTCACCCTCTCGTTTGTAGACAGAGTACGAGCAGTCGTACCCGTTGCCGTCTTGAATATGAAACCCTACGTGACCCTGTCTTTGTTTTCCTTTAGCCCGATAGTCAGGATACACAACAACGCTATGCGAGGTGTAAGGCTCCACGATCCGAAAGAGACGGTTCTTTCCGCGAGCGTCGGCCCAAATCGAATCGGTTGAAAACCAGTTTGGGAACGCGGGGTTTGGCTTTCGCGACATTCCAAGACAGTGTGCAATAAACCCTGAACAGTCTGACGCATCACTAAGTTCCTCTTCAAACCAACCAAAGCCACCTCGCCCTAACTGGTAGATGGTTCCGGCATTGTCAGCAGCAGCCATCATGGCCCCAACGAAGTCTCCCTCGCTTGGCTTGTTTAGCTCCCACAGTGCCGCATAGGTGGCGGAGCCTGGGTGACAGTCTGCATCTAAAGAATTCTGCTCTTGAAATTGTTTGACGATAGCGGCCCTGACATGAAGCTCGTGCAAAACGCTGTAGTCAATGCCTGGAATCATTGTCTCTTCTTGCAGGCTGGTTCTCATAAGCCTCAAGACATTGGATGGCATGGAGGCCAGGGCGCGGTTGGCTGCTTTGGTTCGCGTCATTACTCCGCAACTCCCATCCTGCGCGCACTATTCATAACACGCATTTCTGTTTCAAGCTCTGCAAGCATCTTATCGTGATCGCGCTCGAGACGGCGGTGCTCTTGCCATAGGTTAGTTCGTGCAGATCTGCTGTCTCGCTCAACCTTTTCGACTTTGTCATCTACCCTAGCAATAAGATTGCTTAAATCCTCTCTGGTCTTTACGACCTCGCGCTTTAAATCTCCAAGAGTTGCTTTGATAAAGTTAAACGCAATACCCGCAATCGCCATAATCACAGTAGACATGCCTCCCAGGATAGCGAGTAACGCTCCCCACGAGACGCCACTATCTTGAGTAGCGATGGTAGGCACTGCTGCGAATAGGTCAAGCATTAGAAAAACTCTACCGTAACACGCCACTCACCATCGGCCCTAACTTGAATCGCAAAAGGGTCGCTTGTAAACCAGAAGTCTGCGGTGTTTTCTCCTGCCGCAGTCTCAAGCACATATGGAGTTGACTGGCTTGCAAAAGTGCCCGTGTTGGCCACGCTGTCGCCGTACACGGTCGCGGCCAGCGCGTCACCCATACCGCCGCCCGTGGGCGCGATGAAAGTCATTCCGTATTGGGTGTTGTCGTCTAGCTTTGCTAGCGTCACTGTAAAGCGTATGCGCTGTCCAACGGGAGCCTCAAAAACAATGCGTTGGTTAAAGTTGTTGGTGTAGTAACCGCTTGGCCCGTTGGGCTGGCAAAAGACCCCGCCCTCAGTGCGCGCCGCAAGCGGCGTTCCGTAGGGCTCTGAAAGGGTAGAGAAATCAATAGGGTCATCGGACGCTTCAGGCTGAATGTCAAACGCAGGAATCGAGTGCTTCTTTGAAACCAATCCGATAAGATGCGCCCAATCATTGTCTTCGACATAACCGCTCAAAATGATTAGCTCTTTTAGACCGCCGTTTAACTGAAGCGTCCCAGAGTCAGCCCTGTTGCCAACGTACAGCGAAGAGGCTTCGTGGTCCCCGGAACTATTTATGTAATTAGAGGCCGCAGGGACAAGCAGGCCAGACTGGCTCCAGACGTCCAGGCTGTCAGGGTCTGTTGAGCGGCTCCCGCGCATACCCATAATTGTTTTGTTTTGCGCCGCGCTGCTGCTGCTTTGGACGTAGCTCTTTGAGGAGTCTCCGCCCAATTCTGCTTGGCGCTTGCCGTCCTTTAGGATTAACCGAAAACCCCGGCTACTATCAACGTCCGCAGTATACTCCGCAATGGACGCCTCCCCAGAGGTTGTGTTGCTGTAGAACACCGCAATAGCAGACACAGAGTCTGACGTGATGCCCGCCGAATGGAGCGCAGACATACCCTGAGTCGAGTTATCAAACGTAACGCAGGCACCGCCCTCAAAGCTGGTAGAGCTAAAGACAGGGCGCTTGCTGGGCGTCGTTTGGGTTAGCGCCGTTCCGCCGACTCTTGAGGTCCATGCAGAAACAGTGTCGCCGTCCGACAAGTCAAACAAATCACACGCATCAAACCAGCCGATAACGCCGTGCTTTCCAATAGCCGAAACGATTGCAGCGTCTGCGGCCTTTAATTTGGACAGCCCCGGTTTATACATCAGACGACCCTAACACTTTGATTTCGACGTTTACGTTTGCGGCAAGGTTTCCGCCAGCGCCAACAACAGTAAACCCAGAATCTTGGCCTGCTGCAACAACAGTAAAGATTCGATTGTAAGTTGCGGCTGCACCATTGTAAGCGACTGCCAGCGTTCCGTTTAGGCCCCAGTCCGCGTCTACCCCAATAGCGTCTGGATTAACGTGGTAACCAACAATTGAAACAGTGTCGTTGCCGCCGCCGGTAATGGAGACCATCACATGCAGGTACAAGTCTTTCCGCGAGTTAAAAATAACCGAAGCGGGGCGATCGTAGCTTGGGACTAGATCTGCCTTTGCTCCTGCGGCTACTGATAGGGATCCTAATAGTTTTGGTTGTGTTCTGTTGTCTGGCATGCCAAACCTCCTGTCGCAAGGGTGCGTGTTTTATGGGTTATTGTCTACTGAAAAGTGTTTTTTTTAAGTCTGGGAGAGCCCTTTAATCTTTGCATGTATGCGTCTAGGTCTTCTTGGAACAAGCCTTTTACATCTTTTTTGCCGCCAAACAATTTCTTTCCCGTCTCAACCCATTTTTCGCGAACGCGCTGGTAATATGCCTCTTGTTCGGGGGTCCTGTTTTTTGTTTTGCGTAAGAGATTGTATTCTTTATCTAAAGGAAACCTGAAGCTTGATTTTCCAAACAATTTTATTCCCGTTTCAATCCATCTTTCGCGCACTTCTAAAACGCGTTGGTAATATGCTTCTTGTTCAGTTGTCCTGTTCTTTGTTTTGCGTAAGAACTTGTATTCTTTGTCTAAAGGAAATCTGAAGCTTGATTTTTTGCCGCCAAACATTGCTAGCCGGTGACGCATAAACTCAATTTTGTCTTCACCTAAAGACAGGAGCCTTTTGTTTTGCTTAAGGTCTCTTCCCGTTGGCCCAACCTGTTGCAGCCTTTTAAGGTTTCCGGCGTAAGGAAATTTGTATCGGTTTCGCTGGCGCTTAATCCATTCCTTGCCGTTTTTGGCAATGTTGGTTTCGCGAAGCCCTTCTTTAAAAACGTGGTAGATCATGTAGTCGGCAATGTTTTCAAAGCGACCGTCAATCTTTTCGCCGCGTTCTTGCACAACCTTTGCTCTACGCAACACGTTGCCCATTCCTGCGTCGTAAGCAAGCCTAGTTGCGCCGCCGACTGTTGTTCCCGCAAGAAAATTAACCGCAGTTTCCATTAGTGCGAGTCCGCCGTCTTCATCCCCCCTGTTAATTAACTTGACAACGTTAGCAAACGTCGGGTGCGCAAGGCCCGCAAGCATTGCCGCGTCTTTAAGCGGGTCTAGTTGGCCCGCTAACCTGGACTGCTCGAGGCGCAGCATCTGCTTATCATAATCGCTACGTTCTTCTGGGGCCTTTGCAGAGGCCTTGCGTGCGGCGTCCCGCCCAAACAGTTGGTAGCCTAAACCCCTAGCAAGGCGAGCCATTGTTGCTGTCGTTGAAAACGCATTTGCATTCATCGGGTTGGACACGCCAAAAGTATCTTCCCCGGTGCGGCTTCGCACCAAAGGAGCCCCTTGAGATCCATAGCCAGACATAATCCTGTGAACGCGACTTTCGCCATCTTCGTTTTTAGTGTCGTAATATCGCGCTAACGCACCAATGCTAGCTCTTTTTGCCGCCAGTTTAAGCAGTCCCTTTGACTGCGCTTTCAAGAGATAAGGGCTGTTTGTTCTGATGTGCCCCAACGGCTCAAAGTTTAACGCGCCACTAAAAATACCAGGCTTGCCCGGTAACTCCATGGTTTGGTGCGCCCATGTAAAGAACATCGACACAGGCGTAAGGAGGCTCGCTTTAGACTGCAATCGTTTTAAGGCAGTGGGCACCTTGTTAAAATCAACAAGCGTTTCTCGTGCCGTTCTTGCGGCCGTGTCGGCTATAAGATTGTAGTATTGTTGCGAAGTTGAAGAGATGCGCCGCGTCTTACCCCCGCTAAAAACAGTCCAGCTACCGTCCGCATTTTTTCGCATGTTAATATTGCGCCCTCTTTTAGGCATTAACACAACGTCCCGCCCTGGCTCTACTCGCTCAAGCTCGGAAAGCATTGTGCGCATTGTACGCAACGTACTGTAACCCTTAGGAACTCCGTCGCCTAGTTGGTAAAATCCGGCAGCTTTACCCATAACATTTCGATAAATTTGCGCTGGCTTGCCGTCAACAGGGCTTCCTTTCATGCTTTTAACGATGTCCGAAATGGCGCTTGAATCCATGACTCCAGAGCCCTCAATCGCACGCATAATGGCTGTGTCTTGCGGATTTAAATTGCCTTTTTTGTAGTTTACAAGATCGCGCATAAAAGTGGCGTAGCCAATTTGAGTCCTTGCCGGGGTCTGGCCGTACATTAAAGAGTGCAAGTAAATATTAGAATAAATGTTTCCGTCGATTGTTTTAATAGACAATGTAGTAAGCGCACGCTTAGAGTGCCGGTACAAGGTCGGAAGCATTCCTGTTTGCGCCAACACATTAAGATTTTCAAGGTGTGCGGAAATGGCGCTGTTGTAATTGGGGTCAACTTTGACTGTATTAAAATCAACCTCAATACCCCGCTTCCTTAATGCGTCTTGCAAAACTAGAGAAGGAGTTTCGTATTTTGAAAGCTTTGCCAGCCGCAATTGCACCTGTCTTTCTGTAAGCGTCGGAGCGCCTTCTCCAAGTTTGGCTTTGATTTCTTCGTTTGCTAGTTCTGTAATTTTCTCTACAGCCGCAGGATTTGAAAACAGTTCACCAGGCTCAGCAAACAATTCGTCAACAACAATAGCGAGCGGCTCTTCCCCAAGAGCCTCGAGAGCCGTTTGCTTGACGACTCCGTTATAAGCAACAGACTTTTGCGTTTTAGGGTCGTAACCCGCACGCACCAAAGATCTCTGAAACTCACGCGCAAGCGCCTGGCCTGCGGCCTCCTGGTTCATTTTCCCTAAAAGATTGTCACGCAAAGACTCTACTGCGCCAGCCCTAAATTCACCTTGGGCCTTAGGGTCGTTTGCAAAATCGTTGTACGTTTCGCGAATTATTTCTGAGATTGGCCTTCCGTTAATTGCATAGTCAGTAGACTTGCCGCTAACATAGTCTTCAAGAAGCGTTTCGCGAACAAAGGTGTCAATTTGTTTGCGAAGCAACGTGTGTGCCTTTTCATTTTTGGCAGCCAAGACCGACGGCCTTTCCTCTGTTCCAAGTTTAACAAGCAGGTTTACCGCTTCTTCGTTACTAATCCTGCGCCCTTTAGATTGCCAGTCTCGGTCACGCTCTAAAACAAACCTCTGAACACGTTGACGCAATTCAGTAACTTCTTTGCCTTCAAAAAGCAGTATTGCTGCGGCTTGAGCCTCGGCAGGATTAAGCCCGTAACGAGTTAAAGCCTCGGCAATAATGGGGAGGTCAAATTGAGCGGCTCCTTTTTCTTTGATTAGCCGATCAGTTAAGCGCTTAGTAAATGCGCCTCGCATTCGTTCATCAAGAAGCAAGCCAACCGACCCTTGGTCGCCGTAGGCTTCCGCAAACATTTGGTGAACTCGATTTTTATCCAGACCAAGAAGCTCTACAGACTCAGCAAAATCATTTACCAATCGAGACATCTCTGGGTCAGTAAATTCAAGAACGGGTCGCTTAGATTGCGTTTCGATTTCGGCTGCACGCTTAATTTCTTGCGCCGTTCGCGGAGCGGTCGCTCTTGCTTGTTCTGCTTTAATATATTTTGCTTCAAGAATTACTCTTTCATCAAGCGTTTTTGCAAGCCGGGCCGCAATCGTGTCTGCCATGCCTTCGGAAACGCCCTCTGCAATAAGTTTTTGTCTTAAAGAATTTTTAAGCACAACCTGCCTTGCGGCAAACTCCGGCCCCGCAGCTTTAGTGCCGAAAAAACTAAGCTCCCCATCGCTAAGCCCGCGCTTATTGGCGATTTCGTAAACAGCAGCGCCAGCGTCTCGCACATATTCGTCCGAAAACCTGTCAATATTGCGCTGCGCCTTGCTCACTTTCTTGGCCACAACACCCTTTCGCTTGGCTGTTTTTGCGTCTATTGCATCAAGCAACCTAACGGTGTGTGCCTGTACATGGCCTTGAAATTCCTGGCTGTTAACCATATCCAAAACGGCGGCTTTAAATTCTGCGGCTTTGTTTTTCTTGAACTTAAGCTGAGGGTTCTTTTCTTTAGCGTCACGAACAAGCTGGTTGGCAATTTTGTTTGCAACCGCCTCTGCGTCGGCTGTTGTTAGCGAAACCTTCTTGGCATTTCTAACAGTTGTTTTTCGCAATTGCGCTTCAACATAGCCATGTAAATTTTGAGCAAACGCCCTTTGAAATTCACCATATTCTAGGCCGGGAACCTTTTCCGCAAGCTGCCCAAACGAAACTGGTGCGCGACCGCTCTCAGCCTTAGATGTAAAGGAGTCGCCAAAATTGGTTTCGGCCATATCGTTGTAAACACGATCTCGAAAATACGAGCGGTTCCGAACATCTTGCATATAAACAGGACGAGCGGGCCGGACAACCTGCTGCTCTACAATGCTTTGCGGGCCTTTAACATAACGAGCGTATTCGCTATCAAGACGCCCCTGCTCTACTCTTCGGGTGGCTTTAAGCTCGTCTGCCCGCCTTGCGGCACGAACTGCTTCGCCCCCCATTTCAACCGCTCGAGATATTGCCAGAGGGTCGGCAACTACGCCTTGTTTAGACGAAGCCTCATAAGCCCTGCCGGGAACCTCAAGCATTCTTGCGGAGGTCACGGGCTGCTCCGGGCGCTGCCGTAACTCGGCGCTCATTACTGTTCCGGTCGCTTTCGCCCGCTCCGTTGCCCTAATAGGCTCATCAAGCACCGCCCCAATACGAGGTTGGACTAGCGTCGGGTCAACAAGCTCGCGTGTGTACACGTCAGCAATGTTTCCGAGTTTGACTGCTGCGGCAGGGAAAAATCGCCCCGCAACTTTAGGGCCAAGAGCTTTAATTCCCGCAAGGCCAGGACCGCCGACAGCAGCGCCCAGCGTGGTGCTTGCGCCCATCCCAAACAGTGGGGTCAAAAAATCCCCTATCATAGCCGCACCTAAGAACGAGCCTTTAAGCGCCTTACCAAGTTTTGCCGCATTAGTTTCAATAAGGAACTCGGGCGGAACGCCGCCAGGAACTTCTGTGGACAATCGGATATCCATAGCAGAAAGCTCTTCTAAAGCCTTTTTTGCAACTTCTGGCTTTATCTCCCCCTTTTTTTCAAGATCTTTAATTGTCTTTCGCAAGTTTGCTTGGTGTTGGGTTTTTAATTTTTGAGTGTAAGCGGCCTGTCTTGCGGGCGACAGGCTTTCAAGCGGAACGGGCACTGGGTCAAGCACTTCTCCAACTGTTTGATAAACATCACTAAGAGCTTTTTTAAAATAAGCTGGAGTTGGCGCAACACCGCTTTCGCGCATAACTTGCTGCGCCATGCGCGTTGCTTGCGCCCTGCTTTTCAAACCTTTGCCTATGCCTTTTGCAAAAGGAAGAAACATAAACAAAGTTGTCGCAGGATATGCGTAACCCATAACCAAAGGGTCTTGCATGTAACCTTTTGCAAGGCTAGTCGGGGCAGTTAGCAATCCCTCGCCTAACTCAAGCCCAGACCGAATCGGTCCTTGTTTAGAGATGCCGAGAAAGCCCTTGCCGATGTCAAAAAACATGCCGCCAACTGACAGCAAATCAGAACCAAAGCTTTCAGCAAGGCTTTGTTCTTTGTATTTGCGCAGCCCCTCTTCAAGCATTAGCTCGCTTGGCAGCTTTTCCTTCTTTTTCTTTTTGGTGAGGTCACGGTCAAATACTGTTCCCTCAAGGTCAAGGTCAAATACTGTTCCCTTAACGAGCTCATCACTAATAGTTGGCAAAGACTTAGCGAAACCCGCAGCGGCGCTACCCAGAAATGCAGCTTGCGCCAGGCCGGGAGCCCTAACTGCTAACTCAAGCATTTGATATGCCGGGTCTTTTGTTTTAGGGGGCTCGGGAAATGTTGTTTTAATTTGGTTAATAGCGCCCTTCATTATTTGAATTTGCTCAACAATGCCGGGGATTTCGACGTTTCGTTTTTTTGCGTCTTCAAACATGGCCATAAGTTGGCCAACCCTTTCTTCTAGCCTGGGCAGCGCCTGCCGGGCCTTAAGCTGAGACAATGCAATTTGCTGCCTGCCAACTTGAATAAGTTTCTTTCGGTCTGCACCAGCCTGGGCTGCAAGAATTAGTTCGCCGCCCTTTTCTGCCGCAGACGGTTCTGTGACGGTCGCTCTTTGCATTGGGCTCATGCGCTCAACAGGCACAGACCGCTGTTGTTGGCGTGATTGCTGTTGGACTTGCTGAAACTGACGCTGTTGTTTTTGAAAGCCCTCAATATCTTGTTGAGTTGGGGCCGTTGTCTCTGGCGTTATTTGTTGCGGTTGAGACAAAAACGGTTCGATAGGCTTTAGCCTGTCCGCTGCCGTCACATTCAACGACCTCAAATAAGCAGCAAGCCCTTTTGGTTTGGCCCCTGCGTTAACCTGTTCTACAATCCATTGTTCAACAGTTGCCATAAATTATTGCCCTGATTTACCTTCAAGAAGATTTAGGGTTGGTACGGCTGCGCGTGAAGGAGGTGGAGGAGGGGGAGAGGGGGGCGTGTTTGTAGTGACCCCGCCAGAGCCGCCTTGTGGTCCCTGCACGAACTCTATTTCTGGTAGGTAGAAATCGCTTGGAATATTGCCCGTAAGAATGTCCTGCGGAATCTTCTTGCCTTTGTTTTGTTTTTCTAATGTCCAATCGCGAATGTATCGCGCACGAGCATTTAAAAGCCTGTTGTAGTTAAACAACTGAAGTTGCTTTTTAAATTCTTTTGTTTGTTTTTCCCAAGTATCTACCTTGCGTTTAAAGTCCATTGGCTTTTCGTTCGCTTGTTTGACAGGCCTTTTAGGTAGTTTTGCGCCATAATTTTCAACAAAGGTGCGAGCGCGTTTGGTTGCTGCCTCTGATTTGCGGATTTCTGTGTCAAGCTGTTTTTGAGTAGCCGTGCCTTTGCTCAAGAAAAACATTTTCTTTTGAAAATGGTACCTTAAACCAGCCTGGCGTCTTTGGCCTTTTTGCCTAAGTCTTTCAAGCGATTCCTTCTTTTTATACAAATCAGTCTGTAAGTCTTTTCTTGCCTGTGCGGCAGCGTCAGCGGCGGCTTTTTGAGCAGCAAGCGCAGCCTTTTGCCTCTCGCCCAACGCAAGAACAGCATCGGCTCTTTGCTGCGTAGCCCTGTCACGAGCTTCGGTTGCAAGCAAAGAAGCCTGCTGCCTGCCGCGCTCTAGCTCCGCACGCACCGGAGTGATCTCTGATGGCATTCTCAAACGCTTCATCATATCTGCAATTGCTTTTTGCCTACGTTGCGCGGCAGGAATTTCGCCAATTGTCGTAGCAAGCGGAATGTCTGCCAGCGGACTGTATTGAAGACCTAAAAGCATGCGCCTAACAGTCTGGAAGTCGCCTAGCATTAATGCAGATCGAATAGCAGTCTCAGCATCCGCGATTGTATTAAACGTAGGAAGCGCCTGTGGTGACTCCGCAACAGCTTGCTCTGCGGCGGCAACAGCTTGACCTGTTTTGGCTAACTGCTCTGCGGCCAAATACTGTTGCTCATTGGGGCCGCCAAGAGTCATGCCGGGAACCGGAGACTCAAATCCAAACTTGCCAGGATCTGGCATTGGCCCCACGTCTACGGGAAGCGGCGCTTGCGGTAGTTGCGCCGCAACATCGGGGGCAAGCTGCACAAACCTTGGGCCAAGACCGGCACCCGGAGTTACACCAAGCGACTGCTGAAGCTGCTGTTGCGTTGACCCCAGCCCCGGCGCAAGAGGAAGCGGCTGCGCCCCAATGTCTGCTGCCTGAGCCTTTGCTTGCTGGGCGGCTTGTTGAGCAGCATCTAGTTGCTGGGCAGCAATCTCTCCCTGCTGAACCGGCGGCTGGTACTCTTGGCTAAGAAACGGAGCGACGGCGTCAGCAATCTTTTTTGCGTTTTGAACAGTCGATAAAACTTTGTTAATGGTTTTCATAGAGTCCCGGCCCTCTGTTCTTACAAACAAATTGCCTTGTTTAGGAACCCAATAAGGTCGCCCTTGTCCCCGGCCTAAGTTTAAAATAATATTTGCGGCAGACGCCATAATCGCCTCCTAGTTAAACCAAGTGCTTGGGTCGGTCCACCGAAACTGATTTTCGTAAGGATCGCCAATTTCGCTAACTCTGTTGACGTAGTACATCAAAAGCTCTGGCTCGCTTTCAACAAACTGACGAATGGCGCTAACGTTACGCTCGTAATCTTCTTTGTTGTTGGCAGACTTAATTGCATCTTGAATCATTTTTTCAACTTTCATTTTAGCTTCGGCAAGACGCTCGGAAGCCGTCCCGTACTGAAGCATTTTGTCAGCTGCCGTTGCTTGAGTCGCGTAGCCCTCGGACTGCATTTTTGCAGCGTCAGCAAGAGCTTGTGCGCTTGTGAAGCCAAACCCCGCAGCCTTCTGCGCTGCCTGAAGACCGCCTTGCAAAGCGCCGCCGTAAGCAGACGCTCCGCCTCGCCCAGCTTGCGCCGCACCAGCAGCCAACCCAGCAGCGGCCTGCCCGTAAAGGGCACGCTCAGCCTGAGGCATTGCCTTTTTTAAACGAGCCTCGTAGTCCTGGGCTCCACTAATAAGCTTTTGTGCCGCTAGTTCTGAAGACGTGCCGATTTGGTTGATTTGTTGGTTCTTGTACGCCAAGCCCGAAGCGTCTTCTTGGTTTAGTTTCTTTGCCATTACAGCCTCCTGACTGCAATATGCAGCCGTTTGCCTTTAACGTCCAGCAGTCATTTTAGGGTCGCGACCGCCGACAACGGTTTTCTTGCCTATTAAATACAGCCAGTTACCGCCGACCCCGGCATAGACCTCGTTGTTTCCAGCGGCCCCATCAGAGCCCAGCCCGCCTGGGTCTGTAAAAGACTGGCGAACAACTATGTATTGCTCTGCGCCTTTAGTTGCAGGCGGGTTGTTTGCGCCCGCTTGCGACCTGCCCTGAGTCGTCACAACAGAGGCTCCTTTGGCTACAAAAAATGGAGGGCCCTGGACAATGCTTGCTCCAGCAATGTTTTTTAAACCAACGCCGTTTGTGGCCCCTTTGGAAACTAGAGGAACTTGAACAAGATCAAACGTGTGGTCAAACGAGGTCATGCTTGAGTCTGCGCCGTGCCTAATTCTGTCTATCGTGTTGTTGGCAATGTTTGCCGCCGTATAGCTCAAATGCGCCACTTGCTGAAACGCGCTGTGGTCCGCCTGCTGCCCCGTGAACAAGGCGACCCCAACTTCTCCCGCAAAGGTTGCCGAAGACGGCTTAGCTCCCGATGTGGTTGGCAGGTGAGGCGCTCCTCCGGCGGCGGCAGAGGCTGGGCTGCCGTAGTTAAGAGCCAAAACGCAATGATGAATAACAAAAGGATAATTAATGGGAATCCATCGCTCATCTACAATAGGTCCGCTAAACGGGGTTCCCCCGGCGTTAGCCGCATCACCAACAGTGTCGCTAGTTAACCGGCCTCTATGAGAAAAGTTGCTCCATAGCGGAACCGCCACAACCTCAAGGCCGCTGTCTTTGGTAAAGAACTCGTAAGCACTTGTCGCGCCCTGCTTTGTGTAGCCGGACAAAAGCTTGTTCATAAGCTGCCCATCAAACAAAGATGCGACAGTACTGATGCCGTCAGAAGCTTCCGCTGTGATCGTAGCGTTCGCAGTTGGCGTCGTTATGTTAAAAGGTGTGGTTGACGTCGTGCCGTTATGAGGCGGCATGTTTTGGACGTTGTCCGCCGAGGTGTCTCGAGCAACGCGCTCGCAGCTAAATCTCATAGTGCAAAGAAACGAAGGCATTGATAGCCAAAGGTTTTCAGCCGACGCAGGAAGAGCGTCTGGATGCAGCCCGTCAGCCTGCACGCATAGCATAAGCGTTTTGTACGGATGAACATCTTTGTTCAAATCGGTAAACAGAAAGGGGTTTAGCCGAAGGAATCTTCCTGTGTAAAAAGTTGGCGAAAGCGTCGCGCTAAACACCTCTCGGTCAGGATCCGTTCCAGACTGGCTGTTGTAAGAAAGCATAGCTTTTTCAACTAAGCTCAACTTAATCTCAAGCCTTTTGGCTGCGTTGTGCGACAGATAACCTTCTTGCGTGGATACGGCGTTATTTGAGTCAAGAATGGCCGCTGGCTCAGCCCTTTGGTCAAAAGAGACGCTCATCTCTTCAAGAGAATAGCGAGCAGTTGAACTATCAATTATTGCTGAAGAGTTCAGAAGCTCTTGAGGCTGCGGTACAGCAAAAGGAAAGGCAAATGCGTATTTGTCTTTGTTTTGCCACGAAGATGCTGAAGTGTCTGCATAAAGCTGATAGCCCGAAAGCTGGGGGACCCAGAAAGAAACTCGAAACGACGTTTCACTATCTCGAACAACTTTAGGAGCCAATCTGGCACTTGCAAGAGCCGCCGCAACGCTTTCCATCGGGGCGTAAACGTGCTCAAGAAGAAGCTTTACTCCGCGAGATAACTTTTTCCGGGTAAACTGGCTCACGATTTCTCCAACATGCTTATTGCGACTGAATAGTATTGCTTGGCAAACGAGTTAGTGCTACCCCAGCCCGTGTCGTAGGGAGTGTCAAAGAGCCCGTTTGAATACTGAGGAATAACAAGGTTTAATCGCACGCGGCTGTTTTGTGGGATTGGGACTTCAACATCTAAGTTGACATAAACACCTGTCGGGTTAGGCCCCGCTACAGCGGGGTATTCAGGCTTCATGTCGGTAGATATTGCCGCGTTCATTTTCCAAGCGTCTGCGGGGAACCTTGTCCTAAGAACCTCGGTATTTCCTTGCGATCTGCCTTCTTGGGTAAACGGGTTATCCACAGCAAGCTCGACGGTAAAGTCGTCCGAAGGGTCTCCCTGGTTTTTTCCAGGAGGAACCTCTTCCCCGTTTGGGCCGTAAATAAACGAGTTGGTAAATTCATTATCCGTTCTCATAACAAACATTATTTTTGTAATAATTGTTGGTTTAAACACATGGAGCGAAGACGACCATTGGTAGTAGTTATCCCCTCCCCCCAAGCTAATAGATGTTTTTAAAAACGGAAGCCCCCACCCTTTAGACCTGTACTCGTTTGTTGGGTAAAATAAGCTTTCATCTACTGCCTGGTTAAAGGTAAAGCTATAAGGAAGATTTCTTGGGTTCATCCAGGGCAAGGACGGAGAGCCATAAACGCCGCCCGCTGAGACAGGCTTCGCTGGCTGGTATCCCGCAACAAACGTGGTTTCTGTCCAGTTTCTTTCTAAGTCACGGGGCTGAAGAGCATTAAACCTATCAACAAACGCTTGCATAAAACCGTCTAAGCGGTTGCCATCAATTGTTGTGTCTTCAGTAAACTGTAAGCGACGTACAAGCTCTCGTATCATAGCGTTCTCCTACGTCGTTACAAACACGGCTGTTGCGGTTCCCAGCGCGTTTCCGGTTTTGTTTGAGGCTATTACGCCAACATTTGCCGCAGCGCCTGAGTTGTTAATTACGCTACCAGCAGTAGCGATCGTGCCCCCAAAAAAACAACCAACAAACCGCGCTTTCCCGCCGCTTTCTATTTTAACAAATGTCGGGGGCATAGATTCCTTTTTAATAAACCGGCAGTTAACAAACGTTACATCACCTGTTGCTTTAATTTGCACCAAATGGTCTACGTTGTTTTCGCCTTCAGAGCCAATAAAATCAAGCCCTTCCACATGCGCCTCCGAGCCAAAAACGGCAAGGCGATTCATTTTTGCGCCTGGAGCGGCAGTTATCCGGCTCCCTGGATTGCTCCATTCAAACCCAACATGGGTTCCTGAAAGAAGATAAAACCCATTGTCTTTTAAGAGATCTTCATCCAGAGAGTCTCCCGGCCTTACCACATTCTGGCCAACAGCATTGACAGTGGTATGAAACTCATTGCGTTGCGACCAAGACTCAACGTAGGCTCGGTCACCTTGCAGAAGTATTTCTAAAGGAATCCGAGTCATTATCTGCCCCATCGACGAGGCTTACCAACCTTTTTGATGTAGGCTTTAAGCGAGTTAATGACAATCTTTTCGGCTCTCGACTTAACATGGCCAAAGACCATGACCGCCAAGGACTCTCCGCGCAAAGAAGAGGAAACGACTTGCGTATCAAGCTGCTCGTCGTCAACCAAAAAGTTTCCGTTGGCAGTTCCGCTCTGGCCCCATTTAGCGGCATTGTTAAAGATCCGCTTAGTGACTCCCCCTGCGGCGTCAACCATTCGGTCCCGCAAAGGGATCTTGCCAAAAATGGCGTTGTACGAAGCCATGTCAGCAACCTGACCAGACCAATCTCGCCAGTCGGCTTGAAAAGCTATGTTCACCAGTCCCTGGGGCCAAGCGTTTGCAACCGTTTCTGTTCCTTTGACGCCGTGCGTCAACATCCTCATTACAACGTTTCGCATTCTAAGCTGAGACCTATCGTTGTCTTCAATGCGGTCTGTCTTTAACACCCAGTCCACAGGCTGGGCGACGTCGTTGTTGCCGTGCCCAAGCGTTGTGTTGGCAATTTGCCAGACAGCATGATCATGAACTGCGCCGCCAATATTGCTTGCCGTCACGTTGATTCCCATGCTCATTGCGTCATTGCCCGTGGCGTTCTTTTTGAACGGGAGCCAAATTAGTCCGTGAATACGGTTGCTTGAAAACACCATGTTAGGATGCCGGTTCCAGGTTGCGGCTGACGCGGGACCGTTAAACATTAGGCGGATTTCGTTTCCGGCTTCATTAACAGCGCCACCATCATAACACCGAACCTCCTTGCTGGCGGCTGGAGCACCCCACCCCCATCCATCCAAGGCGGCGCTTCGCTCTGCGGGAAGCATAAAGTCAACCTGGCCCGTAACTCCTGGCGAAAACAAAGGCGTCCATTCTGCATTATCAAACGTAAACTGAATATCAACAGTTTGCGCGACCCCGTTTAAAGTAGAGTCTGGCTTGAACAGGATTGGCATTAAATAAATTTCTTGATTCGGCGTTGCCGTAGGGAGCTTAAAGCTTGCGGGCAAAACTTGAGGTTCGGCAAATACAACGTAACCGTCCCTGCCCTGGAAATCTGTCTTATAATACCCGTTAAAGGCACGCATATCTTCTCTGGAATCTACCGTCCGATCAATAGCACCGCCTCGACCCCATTCTGTAATAAAGTAAGATTTTGAAGTGTAGTTTTGGGCCGGGATGATTGCATCGGCTGCGGTTGCAGATTCAACTCCACAAATTAGAAAGACCCTTCCGTCGCGAGCGCACGCATGCGGGCCTGGAAGGTTTTTGCGGGCCTCAACTCTTGTCGCGATTTCGCTTGCAATGCTTTCAGTTGTCCATACGGACCAACTTCCTTTGCTGTTAACAAGGATGGCATTGCTTGATGGGATGCTAACAAAAAGCATCTGCAAGTCGCCGTCAAACTCAATATGAACAGAAGCGTCTGACGGCCATGTTAGGAACGTAAGCGGCTGGTCATAGGTCGTGTCGGCGTTTCCTGAGTCTGCATAAAACGAGGACAGGGGCAGGCTAATTCCTTCTTCAGATTCAAAGAGCGGCTGAAGCTGCTGACCAATGTTTTCTAGCTGAAGCCCACCGGCAAACGAATAAATGCCCGTAGCATCAGCCCACACAATCGCCTGGTCCATCCGGCTTTTGCTCATAGGCCCCAGACATCCAATATTGTCTGAAAGACGCCTTAAATCGCCTTGTGCTGCGTTTACGCCTATTGACGGTCTGTAGACAAACGTTTCGTTTGAGGTCCAAATAAGAAGGACTCCGGCTGACTCACCAAGAGCGGTAATGGGCTCGACGCAAGGAACGTCAACAATATTTAAAGCGTTAACGCTATTGGGAGCCCCGACGTCGCTAATAAAAACGCTGCGGTCCTGAGCAATAAAAGCCCTGTTTGCAAGCATGACGACATCGGTCGGATTGGGAAACGTAGAGCTATCCAAGTAACGAACAGCGTCTTGATCTTTTCCTACTTGAGGAAATATTTTCGCAACCCTGCTGCTTTCCACATAAGGAAGGCAATGGTTTTCAAGCCGAACACTGTCAACCTGCTGCCATCTAGTTCCGTTGTAATCGGCGGGGCTGTAATACCAAAGGCCCATAGATGAATTGCCAAACAACAACGTGTCGTTATTAAACGGGGCAAAGAACACATGATTGTCATCTTCGTTTGCAGACAACCAATTTTGGCGGTCCCACTCGCGAGATGTTTGATATTGCCCTCTCCAAAACGGCATCGGTATTACGCTGTCGGTGCCCGCCTCTCCAGTGTGGCGATGAAGGATTTCTTCCCACCTTTCGCCAGTGTCCGTGTCGTAAATGCTAACGGCGTAAAAATCAATACTGTGAGAGCGGTTTCCTGTGTTAGCAGTAGCCGCATTTCCAACCAGCACCGTTACAATTTGCGTTGCTCCCCACCACGTTTTTAAAGCGTAGGAGCCGAGTTGCTTGGTGTAGCCACGGGAGCCGTCATTAGGGCCGAGCAGCGTTGTATCAAACTGGGCCATTTGCCCAAAGCCAGAGCGAACTTCCCAGGCGTTTCGGCGTCGAAACATGTTTTGAATAAACGCGCCTTTATCAACAACGTCGAGAGCAAGCCCTTTGGGAAGCAGATCTGCACTTGTGCTGGGAATCATTAGAACCTCTCAGCAACTTTAGAATTCGCCTCTGTGTCTCGGCCAACGCCCAGGAACCCTCGCAGCCGGTCTTCTTCAACGGCCAACTGCATTTGCAGCTTTTGATGCACTTCCGCATCTCGAGTCGCGTAGTAATCGCGAGCAGCGTACATGGCAATAAGCTTGTGAAACTGGTCGTAGTCGTCGATAAACTCGTTGTCACCGGCAGTGTCTTTTGTCCAATCAACATTTGCACCGGGCAAATAGTAAAGCCGGACAGTTGCCTGTAGTTTTCGGGAAAACAAAAGCTTTGTGCCGACAAGGGCGCATTGGGTTGGCGCGTCTTGCCATTGGTTAAGAAACGATCGTGGCAATACCGGGTCTAGCGTCCGAACGCTTTCAACAAATTGCCAGATGTTGCTTTGGTCATCGAGAATAGCGATCCGGCGCAAGCGGAGCAGTTTGTTTGCTGGCGTTGCTGCCGAGCCCAGCAATGCGGGGGCTGATGCCGAAAGGTCAATCTCTGACGCAGAGCCGATCGCAAAGTCTTGAGTCTTGTTGTATGCCCAGTGGTCACCATCAATAACCACCTGACGAAACGAATCGTACCCGCGAGCAAGCGCGTTTCGGCGCTGGGCAACGGTTAAAAACGTTAAGTCCGGCTCGTCAATGTATTGGTCGAACAGTGCTCGTACTTCTTCAACGTACACAATAGCCCCCTACGGCAACCCTAGCCGCCCAGGCGTTCCTTTGCTTTCAGAAGCGGAGCCTGTTGGGTTCATGGGATCATTTAAAACTGGGCGAGCATCAGGTCCAGTAGGCGCTGGTCCACCACCGCCAGGTCCGTCTGGGTTTGGCAAAGACCCTGTTGGGCCGCCCTGTGGCTGCATCTGCTGCGCCATTTGAGTCGCAACCTGCTGGTATATCGTCCAGACGTTTTCAAACGTTTGCAGGGCGTTCTGAGCGTCAATATCGCCCTGCTGCGCCGCAAGCAACGCTTCTGGCTTTTTGTTGTAGTAAGCGGGCGAGCGAATAAACTCTCCAAACACATTTCTAATAGCAAGCATAATCGCCGGTTCTTCAATGATTTGAATAGTGTGTCCGCTAAGAACAGCCTCGAGCAAGTCTTGCGCGTGCGAAAGCATCTGCATTTTTTCAAGCTCGGCCTTCTCGTCGAGAGTAAAGGACAGGTGTTTAAGAACGTCTTGAGGCGGAATAACGCCAAGCTGGGCCAGCTGCATCACCTGAGCATCACGCTCTTTTGCGTTCATCGCAAACAAACTTCCGGCTTCCACCTCAATTTCTGGAGCATCAATAAGGTTAGTTTTATCAAGCTCTTTGGTAACGGTGACGCCGAACGTCGGGTCAAGAATGGCGACCGACTTCTTTTTGGGCATGTACGCTTTCCACATGACCAGCGCATGAACGGCGGACTCCTCCATCGCTCGACTCATTTCGTGCATTGTAACGGCTAGGCCCATGCTGTCCTGCTGCAACAATGTCTGCATGGACACGTTAGCCGTGACGCCAGGGGCGCGTTTGCCCATCGAAATGTTATGGATGCCGCCAACGTCTTCCATTTCCATAAGCTGACGGTTTTGAACCTCGTATACGTCCGAGTTAAGAGAGGGTCCAGGCAGGCGGCTTGGTGCGAGAGAGTTCCCGTTGTAAAACACAGCCTGTCCCGGCCTGTTTGTAATCTGGTTCATGTTAACGTTTGCCTGTTTTGGAATCATCCAAATCGGGTTTGTCATTAACTTGACAGATTCAAGCATAAAGTTTCGATACAGGTTGTACTGAACCTGCATGTCTAGCAAAGGAAACAGTTGAGACATTCCGTATAGGCGGTCAGCAACCGGGGTCCAGCGCATAAACGCTACGGGAAAGATGTTCTCGGGCGTTTCGCTCTGCTCAATCCATTGAGACTTGCTCTCTGTGCGAGCATTGCCGCCAGCGCCCGTCCAGACGCCACAGCGCCCGTCTTTAAAGTAAACCCACCAAAGCTCAAG